ACAATATCTCTGTTGATAAGATTATATGGAGAAGTTGAAAATGCAACGTACTTAGTTCCATTTGTTGAAGTTGGATAAAACTCCAAATTGGATAATTCAGTAATGCTTGCACCAATAGAAGATACTTCTTTTCCTTTAATCAAAGATACATTTGATACTGGTTTTTTGGAAGAAAGATCGACATCATCAAAAATAATTTTATCGTTTACCTGGTAATTTTGACCACCAGTTAATATTCCAACAGAACTTATAGTTCCCTTCGTTACAGATTTTACATGAGAGATTTGTTCTTTTATTTTGTTTGGATCATCTAAGAACCTATATCCACTATTAGATTTTGTAATATTATATGGTGTAGTATTACGAATCCAATTAGTTTCATTTATATTAATATCTGATTGATTTGATGATTTTGAGAAATTAAATCTTTCTGGTTTTGACTTATAAGTATTTCCGACGAAGTATGGGAATACTGGTGATTTATAATTTTCAAAAGGACCAACAGAATCTACCTGACCATCACTAATAGTAGTAAAGTAAGCATAAACACCCTCTGGATATTCAGGAGTTACACAGAATCTTCCATTATGTTCATCCAAATCTCCACTTCCAAAAAATTCATAGTCTTCAATAAAGAATCCAGCTGGATATAAAGATGTGCTAGGTCTATTTGGTTTCAGTTTTAATTGATAACCAGAAACCATAGATCTTACAGCACCTCCAGTTATGGAAGTAAATCCATATGGACCATAGATTGGATTTCCATCGTAAGCCCATCCAATGATAGGAGAGTGTGCATTAGAAACTACTTCTTTGCCATTAACTATTTGTAAATCTGGTTGATAGAAAATTTGACCATCTCTAAATCTTGATCCAAGAACTGAAGATCTTAATTTTCTTGGAGAATACAAGTGGAAATATTGTACTCCAAAACCAGAAAGGCTATTTTCAATAATTCCATCATCTTCAGTAATTTGATTTGTTTGAATAAATCTCTCGAATAGATTGATCTTCCAAGATTTAGTATTAGATTCAAATTTAGCAGAAGATCCTGCAGGTATAACATCAATACTAGTGTCTGAACTTAGATATCCAAGACCACCAAACACCACATTTACAGATAATATAGATCCTTCTGAAATTACAGGAACTAATACAGCTCCAGAACCACTTCCATTGACAACTATTGTTGGTGGTGAATTGTAATTAATTCCTGGGTTGTTGATAATAACATCAACAATAGATCCATTATTAATTACTGGAGTTATTTGAGCTCCTTCTCCCCTCAACAGAAGAAAATCTGGTTGTCTATTATAATTTAAGATCTCATCACTTCCGAAATTATCACCTCCACTTTGGACATGAACACTTTCAATACTTCCTCTAAAAATTGGTTGAAGAGTAGCATTAAAATCTTGTCCGGTTAAAGTAGAAACTCCAATTCTTCCAGATACTGATACAGTTATTGGTTCATAATTAAAAATATGAATACCACTACCAACGCTAACCAAATCTATATAATTCTCAATTACATAGTTGATATTTTTTGGTAAGGTTGTGGAAGTTCCAACTAAAGAAAGTTTGAAATTATTTTCGTCAATTTTCGTTACATAATAAGTTGAAGTTGATGATAGTCCGACTACGGGATTTTCTGTGAAATCATATGTTAATATTTCTCCACTCTCATATCCATGATTCGTAATACTGATTATGTTTGATGCAGTATTAATTCCAGATATTCCAGAAGTTCTTTTTTTATTTTCGTAATTGATTCCAGAATTTATTACTGAAATTGATCCGATTTTTTTCTTTTTGTTTGAGGATTTAAATCTCTGAATACCATTACCGTTATTTGATATTGCAACGGTGTTTATTCCCAAAATACTATCAGAGTAAGTTGAGTGTAATTTTACACGTTTAGAATCTAAAACAGAAACAAAGTATGAGGAGGTTGTAGATAGTCCCCCAACTACAGTTTCTCCCTGTGGATCATAAATTACCTGTTCATAGTCTCTGAATTTATGATCTTCCACAAATGATATTGCATCGGCAGTATCATCAATTGCCCCAGAAGTAGTAGAAGCGTTAAATCTGACAGAGTGGTTAAATGCTACTAGATTTGCTTTTGCAGATGCTAAATTCCCATTTCCTCCAGAAATTTTAATGACAGGTTCTTCTAGATAATCAAAACCACCATCGATAATATCTATTCTCTCCAATCCACCTTTTACATTACAATATGCAGTTGCACCAGATCCTACAAGATCTGAAATTCTTAAAACTGGAGGATTAATAATATCATATTCTGATCCAGGAGAAGTTACAGTTATGCTTTCTATTGGACCATAAAAAATACTATCATTTGACTTGTAATTTAATACTTCAACACCATTTACCAAAATTCCAGTAGAACCAGGTAAAGTATCAATTTTACTTTCATCATCAATTGGTTCTGATACTTTTCTAATTAATTTTTGAGGTTCTAATGACTTTAAACTTAAAGATGAAAATTCTAAAGAATTATTAATTACTGTTCCCGATACAGTAATAGGTTCATTTGCATAAAGATTGTCTCTACTTCTTGCAAGTTGAACTGTAGTATCATCTATCCTTCTTATAAAATAAAATCCACTATCTATTCCTAAATTATTATCTGGAGTTCCAGTGTAAAAAACAGAATCGCCACTATAGAATGGATGTTTTCCAATGTTTAAATCCGTTCCACTGAATGTCCCTGAGAAAACTACAGATCTATTATTTACATTTATCTTTTGATTGAGATAAGTTGGTAAAGATGGTGAAGTGACATATAAATTCTCTTGATCATCAGAATAAACATTCTGAACATTAGTTGTGTATGTATTGAGAAGTGGATAGTTTGAAGAATCAAATCTAGATAGAATTTTTCTTATATCATAAGTTTGATCTTCACTTAAAAGTCCTTGACCTGAAATAGTAATTGATTTTGAGTTTCTATATGAAATGACTAAACCAAAAACTTCTGTTCCAGGTCTTCCAAAAGAAGGAAGTACTGAAATTCTATCACCAATAACAAAAGAGTGATCATCATAAAAATTGATAGAGTATGTATTGTTTGAAGAATCAATCAACTCTACAGATTTTGTTACATAATGAGTTGATACATTAAAAAACCAGTTGTTAAACTTATAATCAGTTATATTATCTCCAAGGGTTTTTATTCTTACTGGATCACCAACTGAGAAAAGAGTGGTATCTTTCTTTAATTCTAAATCTGATAATACTCCAGTAACTCTGAACTTTATAACTTGATTAGAATCTCCATATCCATAAGAAAAAACATTTGACTTGATTTCAGTTCCTTTGGGAATTTCTTGATTAATTCCTGAACAATTTAAGAACTGGGTTAGTGTCTTATCAGTATATGTTATTATGATCTGAGATCCATTTTGCAGATCTACAACCAATTCTCCTGACTGTGGGAATCCCACGGTAGAATCAACATCAAGAGAAGTTAGATTTGGAGAAAATCCACCAACACTAGAATCTGTATCTGTAATATCAGTTATCAGTTTGGTTTTTGGATGAATAGTGAATTCTCCAAATATAGTCCCATCAACATCAATATCTCTCTGATATCCTACATCCAGACTTAAAACATAATATTCTTTATCAGATCTTTGAATTCTTTCTACTTGAGTTACAGTTCCTCTTGCTTTAGGTAGGAAAGAATTCTCATCTTGATAAATGGTTCTATTTACCAACTCGTTGATATTACCGTCAACAGACTCTACAACCAAGTCTTTAGTTATTGTGTATTGGGCATCAGATGGTTGAATTAAGTAATCTTGTGGACGAATGACAGTAACATCTTGTCCATAAAGAGCTCTGAATAAAATCTCAAAAGAACCTTCAGTTCCTTTTGATGAATAAAAATCTATAGATTGTTTGATAAAAACATTATCATTTAATCCAGAGAAAAGACTTCTATCCTCAAATCCTGGAGTTATTTGTGTCTTTAATTTCGTAAAGAATTTTTGAAGGAAAAGAATACTAAGATTTTTTACAACTGAAGATGCAGTATGTTGCTCTACAGAAGACTCTGAGAATACTAATTCGTCAGTATTTGGTGAATTATCTAAGGATGTTGTTCCACTAAATCCTCTAATACATCCAGTAAAAGAAGTTCCAGTTTTACCAGTATAAGTTATGATTTCTGAATCAATTAAAATGAGACCGTAAGAATCTGGAAATCCGGCAGTAGAAGATACATTAATAGTTGTATCAAAAAATGATACATCTGTTAATAGAGTTGTTGATTCAACTAAGTTAGATAAAGTATCAACTTTTACATACTGATCTAAATTGCTGATTAAATCGTATGCAGACCCTTGACTTTCAAGAGAAAGATAGTATTGTTTTAAAAACTCGGAAACTAAAGGGAATTCTTCCCTTACAAACTCTGGAAGTTGGTTTTCTACAACTGAACTGATTTTGATTCTTGTTTCTGTCATTTTATTATTTTCTTACGAGGTCTCCGTTTGAATAACTTGAAGTTACTGTATATGATGTTCCAGAGATATCAGAACCTGAAGATATTTCATCTGATACCATATTTAACACACTAGAAGATGGGTCTAATTGAAGATATAAGTCCTGTAACCCAATAACATCATTTGACTGTGGTGAAGCTGAAATTTCGATAATTGGTTCTCCTCCAACATTTTTTAAAGTGGATGTTATATTAACAGGATTTAATATAATTTCTCCTCTTTCATAATCAATTCTACCAACATTTCTTCTAACAACTGTTGGTGTGTTTGATGAAGTTGCAGTGAAGAAGAATATTGTACCAGTTTTTCCATCAGGATTTGGAGTATCCGATAAGTAAACAGTTCCGTTAACAGAGCTTACTGTAAATCCAGATGACTTAATATTGTATCCACTCATTTTGTTGATATGAAAAGCATTTCCATAACATATTTCATAATCAGCAAACTGGTTCAAAGAAGGTTTTAGATCTCTTCTTATAATAATATTTGTTATATTGGAAGTGATCGCACTGTTGCTATCGTCAATTAATTTTAAGAACTTACTGTACTTGAACCTTGCTCCATACTTGTTTAATTCAGATGATTCTGAATACTTGTTTATATTATTCAATATTATTGATTGAAGAAAGTCTGCACTTGGAGCAGAATTGGTATTGTAATATACTGAAGAATTAAATTCGACATACAAATATTTCAGATCTAAAATTTCTGGGACAATACCAGCAACACTGTATTTTCTTAAACTACTTTTAATATTATCTTTGATTTGACTTGAAACAAATGTACCATTTATTGGTTTGATGGAAATAAAAACTTTTCCAAATCTAGGAGGACTCAAATCTTCTCCACCAAAAACAGATACTGATTCAGTTTCTGGGTAAATTGTGGGAATAATAGTCTCATAGTCTGTTGCAGTTACAGCTCTATTTTGTGAAGAGTATATTCTTGGAGCATACTTCTTAATAGAATCTATTGTCTCTAGATTTTGACCACCTCTAGATTCTGTATTAGTTGTTAAAAGAGAAATTCCAGCATTAACAACTCTGTTATTATTATCAACTATTCTACCATTAAAATTAAAAGATGAAACACCATTTCCATCTTCCCCATTTGTAGTTACATACGATACTTCAATAAAGTTCTGATTATCAAGTTTAACACCAAATACCCCATCACCAAAAATGAGTTCATATCTTTGATCTTCAATCTCTTGGATGAAGAAAACTCTTGAAGTTGAATCAACATCAAGAAGACTGTTTGATAAAGAGAACTTACGAGTTACTGTGCTTGATTGAGTGTTTCTCACCAAAACCGATATTGACTGGGTATCAATATCAGAGTTATCTAAAATAAACTTTTGATTTGGATTGTTGGAATCAACAGTGAAAGTATTTACTAAGAAAGTTCCTTCATAGATGGAAACATTTTCAAACGTTGATATTCCATTTATGACAGGTCTTGTAATATCTTCAGGAATTGTAAAAGTGTAATTCTGTCCACCAAAAATACCACTGGTTGTACATACAGTGCCCTTTTTGAGAGTCAGAGTTATAGGTCTTGTTGTAAAATCAGTAGTGTCTACAAAGAAAGATATATTTGCTCTTGCTGAGGTTTTTGAACGAGGAACATATCCAATGTTTCTTGCTAAAGATACTACATTCTCTC